TTCCTCAAGAAGTTTAAGGACTTCTTCTTCATTCATACCTGCCAGTACCTCGTTTAAACTTCTCCAACTTAATTTCATTTTGCTAATTCCTCGATTGCGATTTCAGATAACGTACATTTTTCTTGTAAGACAGAATAAATGCGCTCGTCTATAGTATTTTCAGTCATTAAAATATAACACCACACTTCACGTTTCTGACCACTCCGGTGAATACGCCCGATTGCCTGTTCAAAATACTCCAATGACCACGGCAATGATAAGAACACTATCTTATTGCCGTGATGCTGAAGATTCAAACCATGCCCTGCGCTTTTAGGGTGCGCCAACAACAACTCAATCTGCCCAGTATTCCAACGTTCAACGGCATTAGGGTCATCTAATGTTTGAGCGTGAGGGTATCTCCGTTTGAGTTCTTCGAGTTCTTCCTTGTAGGTGTAAAAAATCATTGTACAATCTCTTTGATTTTCTGCAAGCAATTCTTCTAATCTATCGAATTTATGACTAGAAAACCATATTGATTGTGTGGAAGTGTTGAACTTACCTGGCGACTTACTGGGTGTAGTTGTTGTGTGATAAACAAACCCCGAACTCATTTGCTGAAGCTTACCCGTTACTACTGCAAGATTAGTTGCAACCGCAGTTGCACTGGGAAACGCTACAACTAAATCCTTCTTCATAGTATTATAGTGTTCCATATCCATTTGGCACTTAATCTCAACCATGTGCAAAGGTGGCATCAGATCAGCATAATCACCTGCATCCAACAGATAGGTAGCTGGTTTGATAGTTTTCATAATCTTAGGTAAGGAGTCAGGACGTGCAGCCCATTCACCATAATCACGATTCATCAGAACAAAATATTGCTGTAGGAAAGCGTTTTTGCTTCTGCCTAGCAATGATTGGTCTACTACTTTACATTGTCCAAACACATCTTCTAAACCATTGCTAGTAAACGATCCGGTCAAGCCCCAGCGTATCTTGAACAGGTCTATCACTTTGAACAAGGCTTTAAAACGTGATCCAGATGGGTTCTTCAAACGTGTCAGCTCGTCAAAAACGATGCCGTCAAAGCCTTGAAGTAAGTCTGGACGTTCACGGCAAAGCCATAACAGATTGTCGTAATTGGTAACGATCACATTAGCAGCGCATTTAAACGCTGCTATTCTGTTCTTAGCAGTTCCAATAGCTATTTCAATGAATATGTTAGAAGCCCATTTAAGCCCTTCCTGCCTCCAAACATCAGTACACACACGTTTAGGTGCAAGCACTAAGAATCGTTTAACATGCCCATCCTGAATCATTGCTTGCATAGCTGTTAGAGTGATGGCCGTCTTGCCAGCACCAACTGGTGCAAGGATCATCGCTCGATCACGGCTGTACAAAAAATCAGCCGCTTCATCCTGATAAGGTCTTAAAACCATTGGTTTCTCCAATTTAAATATGCTTCACACGGAGTGCGTCCATATCCTGCAATTTCGTAAGGCCCTCCACATACCCAAAATCGTCCTACTCGTTTAATTTTTGGTTTCATAACTGCGCTCGTTAGCTTTAAAAACGTTTTTTTTGATGTTAGTTGTCTTATTAGTCATTTTTATCCTTCTCCAATACCGTATGAAATCTCAGCAAAAATAATACCTTCTTCAAAAGCTACTTGTTCAGCTCTGGTGCTATACGCTTTTGATAACCTTTGTCTTTCTTCAGGTTCAAAAGGATCACGGGTTGGTGGTGATGTGTAGAGTGGTATCCAAGATTTATCATAAAGCCAGTCTTTCATTTCAAAGCTAGTTAATAAATCCTGTATCTTCCCATCAACTAATTGACACCAAGCCACAGGCTCACGTTTCTTAACATATTCAATACCATCAATAACTATTGTATTACCTAGTTCAGGAAAGTCTTCCAGTTCATTTAGTTTCATTGCACACCTCCTTTGACATTAAATAGCCAACGTCCAACCACTTACCTTCCCCCTCCATCCAAGCCACAGGCTCTTGCTCAGGTTGCTGTGCATTTTCTGCAAACCTAATACCATCTTCAAACCCTTCTTTGTAAATTTCTACAGCCATCTGGCTGATATTTTCTTTTAATCCTTTCTCGCTATGCTCAGGTTCTTCTGCGTGGACTTTCCACAGCTCAATATTTTCATACCACAATCTTATAAACTCTCTTTCTGGTGCTAGAGCTTCAGGTTGTGCCAGCAGGTTTTGGGTTTCAATCAACAATGGGACGTGGGTAGGTATTTGATTTGCCTCGCCAGCCAACCATCTCATTAGCAACTCTCTTTCTTTACTCATCATCTACTCCAATGCCGTGTGCTTTTTCTGCAAATATAACACCTTGTTTAAACGCTTCTCTCGTAACATTAAGCATTGACTGATTACCCTCGCTTATTTGTTGTGGTGTTAAAGGCTCACGTTTTGGGGGTGCTGTGTATAAAGGAACCGTCTCCATGATGAACCCTGTTCTAATTGCCTCTTCAGTTTCTGCGCTAGTTCTAAGCCACGTTTGTCCATTCTTTACTACGATAAATGCCGCTGGTTTACTCATTCCCCACCTCCAATGCCGTGACACTTCTCTGCATATAAAGCACCATCTTTAAAACCTTCCCTGTAATCTTCACTACCGCAGACATCCATAATTTCCAATCCCAAAGGCTCACGGGTTGGTGGTGCTAGGTAAAGTGGTATAACCACATCATATTTGTAACTTCGTTCCGTCGGTTTAATCCTAGAAAACATATACTTCCCGTTGGTTCCGTCTATTACTTTCCAAGCCACAGGTTCTTGCTCAACCATTACAGACTTTCTACCTTCTTCATAAGCATCATATACATTACTAACGCAAACACCATTAGGCATAACAGCCTCTGCTGTTGACTCTGGTTGTTTTGGTGGTGCTAGGTATAGCGGTATTGGTTCTTTAATAGAATCATGCTCTTCTATGTAATGTTTTTTATCCGTACATACCCATTCCAAAAGTTTCCCCTCAACTTCTGTTTCAATTATCCAAGCCACAGGCTCTTGCTCAGGTTGGGCGAGAAGTTCTTCAGCGTCTGCTATTAATAAAAGCCAATCACTATATGTCATTTGAAAACTACATAATTTCTCAATCATCTCTCTTTCTTTACTCATTACCACCTCCAATGCCATGTGCTTTTTCTACTCTTCTTATCCATCTAATGACGTATCTGACTTGATGATCGTCCATATTTTCAACAACCCCTTCTTTATCAAGAGCATATATAACATCTTCTGTTAAGGGTTTGGGTGGTGCAAACTCATTGACCCCTTGTCTAAACCCTTTCCCATACCATTCAATCTTTGTTTCTATTAAAAGAGGCTCTTGCTCAGTCTGCTCAGAAGCTTCCGCAATGATAGCCCGCACCGCCCGAACTGACAATTTGGCACTCTTACTGAAGTTGACATTCTGGTCGCCAATGTTGAAATCCTGATCCCACGCGCTGTAGCTATCGAACTCCGAAGAACTCCAGTAGTAAGCATTAGCAAACTTGCTACGTATCTCTGGATTAAGGAAAGCCATTAGTAAAACTTCTCTTGGAGGTAAATCTTGACCGATGCTTTTGCACCAGTTATTAGCATCTTCCCAATTCATCGGTTCTGTTGATTCATCCCCTAATATCCATTTAGTACCATTTAAAATACAGATTTCTTTATTCATTACCACCTCCAATGCCATGTTCTTTTTCTATTGCTCTAGCAAAGTTTTTAACCTTATACGTTTTACCAGAATGTTTATCACCCCATAACTCTGCAATCTGTGCATCACTCAAAGGCTCTCGTTTTGGCGGTGCTAGATATAGTGGTCGAATATTAATACAATTATTAGACTCTAGATTTCTCGCACAAGTTTCAATAATATTAACTTCAGTATATTTATCGTAACCTACTTCTATCTGATGGTCATACATCCACGCCACAGGTTCTTGCTCAGGTTTGGCGAGGAGTTCGCATATCTCGTAAATAAACTCTGGAGGTATAGTATCTCTATATTTCGCTATTCTTTTAAGTAACTCTCTTTCTTTACTCATAATAAATACCATCCCTAAAATCTATAAAAAGGTCACATTCCATTTGTTTAAGTTCTTTCTTGAAGTCACCGTGCCACATAAAATCTTTTGTATCTACTTCAATACTTAAGTATCTGGAACAGTTTTCTTTCTTGTCGCAGTTGCTTCCTAAGCATCTGGCATTTTCATGAGGTAATGGATATTTCATCTTCATAATATTCTCCAAGTTCAATGTAATCCCCAACATGGGGTGGTGCTTCACCTAGTGCTTTACGGTAATAGTCTTGCAATGCCATTCCTTCCCAGCCATCATGCCAGCCAGTTGGTACAGGTTTAGTTTCTTGTTTTACATTAGATAACGAGCTTACCGCTGTGCCTGTAACTCTTGATATACTGGCTAAGGTGTAGCCTCTGCTATAAAGCACTTGCAATATGAGGGCGTAGTCTACATCCCTAGCCATTATTAATCCTTCCATCTAACTGTTTACGTCTTAATTCATCGCAATACAACTCCATGTCTTTACTGCGGTGCATGAATTGGACGATTTGCGCTGCCATTCCAGTAAGCTTGATCGGAGGGCGTTTATACATAAACGCGCAGACTTCTCTTATATAAGGAAGCCAATCCATGATCTCGGCTCGGTTGAATAGAATTGAACCGTCAATATGAGTCGCGGCATGTTTAGGCATACAATAGCGAGGGTCTTTAACGATCTTATCGAGCATCAAGGCTTTAATGCCGATTAAAGCCATTATTTCTTTCTTAGTGATGCTTTTTTGAGGTACTGGAGGAAGAATTGAATTCTCCGCTATGCGTTTTTTTAATTTATCTGCTGTGCGTTTCAATTTAACTCGTTCGTGTATGGCTTTTTTGTTCTTATGATAATATTCAAGACATCTTTTTCGTTGTGCTTCACGTTGTAGGTCGTTCATTGTATTCAAGCTCCAAAATTAGTTCACAGTAGTGTATGATTTTCTTTATATCTTCTGCGCCATTCTTGCTTCGATGGCGCGTAATGTACTTTATTATGTTACCTTCCATAAACGGTAGATTGTTAGCATGGATGTAAGTAACGGGTTGGATCGGTAATAAGTAGTGCTTACCCCCAACCATCTTTTTGTCGGGCATTGGATAACTCCATAAGTTTATCGGTGGGAATGTTAAATCCGGCCAGATCACATCATAACTTCCTTGAAAGCTCGTGTTCTGGCTGATGAAACAGTTAGCCCTAACAAACGTCTGTATCGGCTTACCAGATAATCAAATTCATCTTCTTGTTTCTCAGTTGGACGTTTAAGTCCTCCTTTTACAACTTGTGCATACAACCAGTCTATATCTTGATCTATTTCTCTTTCCATTTCGTTACTCCTAAATTAATGATGGCCAGCGGAAGCATGACCGTTAAAATTACTAAACATATAATCAATCTAATTAAATATGTAATCCCAAACATTCTATTGCCCAATTATCAATCTGTTCTATTGTCCAAAGACACGCATAGTTTTGGTTAAGCCTTAT